CCATCATACCTGAAGCAATGCCCGAGTTTTCTGAAGCGGGGGTCATTGGTTGCATCATCATTTTATTCATCATATCAACTAATCACCTTTTTTAATCTTCTAAACTACGATCAATATCAGGAAGACCTATGTCTAACTCTCCTAAATAATCGTCTTGACTGTACTGTGGGCCTAGACCAATACCAACAGCAGAGCCATACTCACCCATATCAAATGGGTTATCCATTAACGTTCCATCATATATTTTTTTAGCAGTGTTTGCTAGAGCTAATGGGTTTACTGTTGGAACAACGGCAGTTTGTTCGAACATAGCTGGAATATCCCCAAAAAAGTTTTCAAAGGCCATCGGACCAACATATCCTTGTCCAGTCGGGCCACCCATACTAATATCATCTGCACCACCTGTACCATCTGCATTTATAGAAGACCTATCGATTCGGCTGTATAAATCCGCAATACCTCGTAACTGTTTATCTGCATATGTATCACCTGCTCCTCTTATACCTAATTGATCATATGCTCGTAATAACCCCTCTGTCCCTCCAGATACCCCAAACATAGTTTCACCACTGGCATTCGGATTATACGCATACCTGATTATATCATCTACACGTCCAGGAAGTTTATCTTCATTAGTATCACCATAACCTCGATCGATTAACCTATCACGTAAATTAACATTTATATCACCAACAAGGTCGTATATATCCCCAAGAGTGCTTGCGCCAGTGTAAAATTCTGGTCGTAATTCACCTTGGGTTCCTGGATCATCCATATCATAAGTGTTTGCTAATATTGTGGCAAAAGCTCGCATCCGTGGGTCAATCTGCACAGAAGTTACACCTGAAGAAGGTAATCTATTAACCTCTTCCTGCATTAAAGATCTGCCATTATCGTCATAACCTGCTATTTGCCTACCTTCGTTCATTCCAAAATCACGGAAATGTTCTCTTGCGGCATTTTCTACAACTCTTTGAAACTCTGATCCAGGAGCAATATTTCGTGATCGTGCAATTCGTGTAGCACTATCTAATACATCAGGGTTTGCTCTAAGATAACCTTGTACAACAGCACTTGATTGATATCCATTATCAGCGTTTACTTCTCCACCTTCTGCAAAATTTTCTCCAGAATGATCTACAATAGGCACTAAAGGTACTAACTCATTATTAGTTGGCGGAGGCGTAACCATACCTGTTGAACCAGTTGGTGCATCGCGTTCTTGTATTAATTCTTCTCTTCGCTCTGGTGATAAACCAAAAGTATCACCTAACCTTGGCGTTAATAACCCCCCAAGGAATGTCCGTCCACCATATGCCCTGCCTTCTGGCTGACCATGGAAAGCATAATGTAATTCTGCATCGCGCTCTATTTGCGCTTGCCTTGCTAAACCCTGCAACCCTCTTGCTTCAGCATTAGCTACAGACGCCATAAAAACATCTGGGTTTTGTGCCATATAACGTAATGCAGGAGATAAATACACAGAACCACCTGTGTTAAACTTAGCTACAAACATGGGTCTGTTAAGTGGGTTCATAATACTTCCTAAAATATTTTATTAGCTGCTCCTGCTAAACCTAACCCTGTAGCCGCACCACCGACAACTTGATTAAGTAAAGAAGGATTAGGGGTAGAAGCCTGTGATATACTCATTTGTGTAGATGGCGCTCCTCGTAATATATCACTGTAAAAACCTAACCTTTGGTATGGCTCATATACTTCAGCTAATTGGTCTTGTTGCTGAGCATCTAGTTTAGCTTGTTCTGTCTGGAATCGTTGTTGACCCAACTGGTTCATCATATCAACATCTTGTCTTTGTAGCCCAGATTGTAACTCAGCAAGTGCCGCACGTTGCGCTGCCTGACGACCTATATCGTTAGCAACGCTTTGTAAACCTTGCGCTCCTTGTAAACCAAGTTGCGCTCCTTGCAAGCCAACCTGCGCTCTTAATTCTGCTTCACTTAATCCTAACCTAGCTGCTTCACTAGCAAGAGAGCCTTGTTGCGCTGCTTCTCGCAATGCTAATTCTTCTGCACTTAACCCTAACTGTCCTCCTCTAAGAGCAAGGTCTGCAGCTGCTTGTGATGCACTTAACCCTAACTGTCCAGAACCTAATGCTCCCTGTTGTGCTAATTGTTCTGCACTTAATTGTGTACCTGCTCCTGCCTGTCCTAACTGTCCTGTTAATTGTGCTAAATTTTGTTGTCCGGCTCTGCCTGCTTCAAACGCTTGCTGAGCTTGTTGTAGAGCTTGTCCGTAACCTTGTTGCCTTAATTGTGCTGCAATCCTTGCTTGAGCATCTAACAAATTTCTATCGCGTTCTGCTTGTACAATACCTGCTCGGGAACCACCAAACGCCCCTGCCTGTGCTGCCTGTGCATCTTCACGTAAAGCCGCAATATCACTTGCCCTTTGTAAATCAGCCAAACTTTGATCTATTACAGCAGATGTATAAGGGTTGAAAAAGTTAGAAACAGACTTGCTAGGGTCAAAAACCCCACCTATTCCTGCCTCAGTAGGGGTAAAACCTGTTCCTGCTAATGCTGTTATTGCATCAGTTGCTTTTTGTTTACCAAAATCTCCTGCTGCACGAGCTTTTTGCACAGCTTCTACTTGGGCTAACCTTGCTCGCTCTGCATCAGATGTAGCTGCACGAGTAATCCCTTGGTCTATACCTATTCGTTGTGCATCAATCGCACTTAAAGCACCTGTTCCAGCTTCTCCTGGAGTACCAAATATATTTGCACGAACGTTTCCTGTAGCAGCACCTCCCCTCCTAATAGCACCAAGGATGCCATCTGTTCCTGTAGGAGTGCCTATTGCAGAAGTAATCCTACCGCCCATTGTGTTTAATAACGCATCTCTATCTGCATCACTATAACTTTTAAGTGCGTCTTGATATGCTTTTGTTACTTGGTTTTTTAATCTATTTGCTGCCTCTTGGTTTCCTGCAAAAGCCTCTGATAAATAAGGTGCAAAAGAACCAATAGCTGCCGTGGCTAAATCTCTTGCTTGGTCTTGGAAAGGGTCATAAGCGGCAAACTGTGTTTGTGGTAACCCACCTGTAGGAGCTGTTTCAACAAGACCCTTGGCTGCATTTATTAGACCTAGTTTTAAAGCCTCTACTTCAGGGGCTTCTCTTTGGATAATCGTTTGTTCTTCTGTTGCCATGATTATGCTGCCGCTTCTTTTTCAAATTGTCGCATCATTGCATACATTCGTTTTGCACCTTTTTCACGATCATTACCACCTGCACCTCTAACAGCTTTTGCTGTCATTACAAACTCACCATCACTTAACATAGCAGGTATAGAATCACTTGTCCCTGTTCCAGGACCTTCTATTTCACCACCCTGCCTAGCTCGGGTAAATCGTTGGTAGAATGGGTTTGAACCGTAAAATGTCCGTGGGTTAAAACCATACTGGAATCTACCAGAAGCAATATCTTCTTCTAATAAATCTTGCCCTGTTTTTTCAAATGCTGATTTATCTAATGCTTCTTGTTCTGCAGGAAATAAAGCATCTGCTGCTAATATACCAGCTCCACCAACTGCTAATAATGGCCCATATCTTGTAAGAACACCTGCATCTTTAGCTAATCCAGGACGGTTTGGCGATAAATAGGTACCAAACAAATCACTTCCTTTATCAACTATATTTCCTAAAAACGAAGTGTTTCCTGTACCCATATCAGGGCCTTGAGCAATTATCCCTGCTTGTCTAGCAGTTTCCGAAGAACCAACATTTGGAGAAAACGCACCAGTTGACATTTCTGCTCCTACCCCTGTAACATTTGGGCTTTTGAAAACTGGTGGTACATTAGCTCCAGCAGGTGGGATAGAACCAAACTGAGCTTGATCCATTATACTTTGGAAATTTGCTAGCTCAGGCCCAGATGAAACAGCTGCTCGGTTTGTTAAAATCGCTCCAGCATTTCCTGTTGTTGGAGGTACTTGCCCTGTTTGGGGAATCATCCCCATAGGATCAACAGATGCAACTAAATTATTAGAAATACCTGTATCTATAGGTATACTTGGAATACTTGGAATACTTGCATCTAAAGCAATACCTTCCATACCACCTAGCCCTAGTCCAGCATCTGCAAATACTTGGTTTGTAATTGGCGAAGCATTAGCTGATAAACTAAATGTTTCTGCAGGAACGCCTATAGCAGCATCGGGGCTAATAGCAGGAGTAGGTGTAGCACCCTGACCGAAAACACTTTTTATAGAAGGTAGACCCATACTTTCAGGTGTAGCTGTAAAACCTCCTAAACTACCTGCAGATAAAGCAGAACCAACACCTGCCATACCACCTGCAATCACAGCATTTTTCAAAGATGTTTTAAAATCATTACCTGCAATCAAATTACCTGCCAAACTACCAATACCTGCCGTAAGAAAAAGAGGCATAGCAGGTAACAAAAAAGGAGCAACAATCGGCAAAACAATAGGAGCTACCTTTTTTGCAATGTTGATAACTTTTTTGCCTATTTTTTTAATTTTCTTAAATAGCTTCTTAAAGAAAAACTCAGGTTGTCCTGTAACAGGGTTTAACGAGTTCATCTCATTACCAACAACATACCGCTCTGGCTGTAGCCCAAGCTCTTCCATTTGTTGATATATCATAGTTTTTAGTTTAGGGTTGCTTTCTAGTACTTCCAACGGAAGCACTGTTTCACCCTCAGCGGCATGGACTACATACGTATCGCCATTCCTACCAAACTCTGCAAGTAAATCAGCAGCACCTTTAAGTTGTTGCATACCACCATCAGGAACTAACGGTTGGTCTCTTACCTCATAACCTAAAGATTCAATTCCTTGCATATTGCGATACCCTAAATCGTTTACATCTATGCAGGGAGCGATTCCTGACTACGCTGCAAGAAGCATACAGTCAAGAAAACTTTTTCGCAACCTACTTTCATCATACTGTAACTGTTACCGAACCCACATTTCCTGTTGCGCTAACACCTCTAGGATGCGAACGGTTAATAGTTACTATTTTTACAAACCCATCTTGTTGAAAAAGAGCGCCTGTTTCTAATCCAAACGCATCTTCTTGTAATGCAGTAAGAGTTAAATTTGTATTTCTGCCTTCTCCAGGACTCAAAAACTGTTGTATAAATACTTGAAATGTTCGCACAACAGAGTTTGCATAATCTTGTTTATACTCTGCAGGGGCAACAGGAAATTGTGGGGGTGGTAAAATCCTCGCCATTACCTACGGCCATCTGGTCTTATATCTACTCTTGGCGAGCCTAACCTCCATCCTGCTGCTAAATCAGTAGAAGAAACTTTTAATGCAAACGACCTACCTCGTAATCTTACATGCACTAAATCTGTAAATTGCTCTACAGTAGTGGTGCTTTCTGCTACTGTTTGTGTGACTGTACTAGGGTCATTTTGTGTATACGCACTTCCAGGACCTGCTCTAGTTTGCAAAGTAAACAAAGCAGAGGGAGAGCTGTTTGTAGAGTTTCTAAATGTAATATCGGGTATAAGACGGTGAACAAAAGTAAATTGATCACCATCACCTATATCAAATTGACTAGACTCTATATGTGCAGCAAGAGCAGAAGCTGGTTCTGTACTACCATCATCAAAACCATTTTCATGGTCGTACACATAATGATCTGTGCCTACGCTGACGGGATATTGTTCTATACCCCTATCTAACCAAACTGTTCTAGCTAACGAACCTGTATACCAAATTTGTTGTTCATAATTGTAAATAACGTATTTATCATTTTCATCACTTGCCTCGGAAGGATAAAACCACCAAATTTCCGCAAATGAAGAGTTTAGCCCAGAAGCTATTTTTCTTCCTTGGCTCCAATTTAAATCTGAAAACACATGGTCGCGCACACTACAAGGCATTCTTTGAACGGTGCCTGTATATACATAAAACTCATTCTTACCCATCCAATACACTGTATCTTGTACAGATGTAACAGCAAGAGGTCCTGCAATAGTGGTATTATCTGCTATTGTACTTAAACCAAAAGTAAACGGAGGCCCTATAAATTGCATCGCATGTAAACTGGTTTCAGTAAAAATAAGTATTTGTTGGCGTGTTTCGACTGCTTTTATAATTTCAGAACCAACACCAAGTTTTAAATCACCTGCGGTATTAGTGGCTGTAGAGGCCCAATCAGTTAAACTTCCTTGGTCTGCAAACCGTATAAGCAGAGGATCTTGCACACCAATATTATCAGCAGGGTCACAACCAAATGCAATAACATGTCTATCTACATCTGATACAAGCACTTGTTTTGCTATTGTAGGAGCAGAAGTAGAACCTGATAAAGAGTTTAGTAAAACTGCTCTATTTGCCGTTGTATTAGATTTATCCCAATAAGCGATTTGCCCATCTCTTACATTAAGCAATAAATCTTCACCAAAGTTATCATGTGACCAAATACGTAAATTATTTGTACTTACTGCTACATCTGCATCAGAGTTCCAAGTACCTCTTCCATATGCTCCTGCGTTCCAACCGACTCCTGGAACGGCAACATCTATACCTACATTTACTTGATACTGTGCTACGGTTGATCCGCCACCATTACCTGTATCACTACCATTTGCAGTTACCGGAGTAGGGTTTAACCCACTTGTAGTTGTTATAGATGCTATTGTTGTTCCTGCTGTTCTAGCTTGTATAGTAAAAGTGTTACTGGTTGGAACAGAAACAATTTGATACTCTTGATTTAAAACAGCAGCAGTTATATTTCCACCTAGAGAAACAGCAGAGGAAAATGTAACAAAATCGTTTATTACCGCTCCATGATCAGTATCAGTAACTGTTATTGTAGAAGAACCATTTGTAGCTGCAAAAGTAGCTTCTCCTGTAACAGTAGAGCGCACAGGTGTAATATCAAAAAAAGACTGACCCACTAATAAATAATATTTAAGATGTGTGCCTATACCAATAAATGTTCCGCCATCTAATGCTGTCCAATTATGTAAAGCTCTTGCAGAACCAAGAATAGCTTCTGTAGATTTTTTTAACCAACCACCAATTTTTTCAGCATAACCTGCTCTAAACCTTACTTTGTCTGAATCAAACCAACCACCTTCATTACTATAAGAAGTAGTTTCTTTATTAATCCCAGGACGAAAATTTAATTTAGTTAAGGGCATTATAAAAAACTCATTACTCTTTAACTATCAATTCTGTTGCAGATATGGCAGTACCTGCTACTACACTTGTACTATCTGCTGTTAATCCAAGTGTACCATCTTCCTGTACAAAATACTGTTGTCCTGCTGTTAAGCTAGACTGATCATTATTTACTGTGCCTATCACATCTACAGTTACGCTCTGTCCATCTGCGTATGATCCACCTGTAGCTATGCCTATGTAGTTTTCTGTAGTAAGGTTTGATGGTACTTCATTCTGTAGCACTCTAACAGTGCCATCATCCCCATCACCATCGTCTTTATAACCTATAACAACTCTATTACTTGTGCTGTCAAAATCTGTTCCATTGTAGGTTGTGTTAGCATCATTAAACACAGTTAAACCAGAAAATGAAACATCTGTTCCTGATATTGTACCAATAATAAACTTGCCTTTATTAGAGTCACCTTGATCTCTATATGTAACTACAAACTTATTTATATTACTATCAAATACAACTCGATTGTATGTTGATATTGCTGATTCGTAAGTAACTGTAGTTCCAAAACTTATAGAGGTTCCTGATACTGTGCCAACAGTTGCCTCTCCATAGTTGCTGTTAGACCCATTTGCACCGACTGCTAAAACTTTTCCGTTAGAACTGTCAAATGCAGCGTCTATATAAATATGCGCTCCACTTTGTGCTGATGCTTCTGCTCCAAAACTTATAGAGGTTCCTGATACAGTACCAACTACCCCAACAAGTTGAAACCCATCATCATAAAATATAACTACTTTGTTGTTTGTTGTATCAAATGTAGCAGACGCATAATATGTAGTAGAACTTTTAAATACTACAGGTGTTCCAAAACTAATACTTGTCCCGCTAACTGTACCAACTACAGCAGTCCCATAGTTACTATTGCCATTGTCTGTATACACAATAACAACTTTATTATTACTGCTGTCAAAAGTTGCATCAATAAACCAAGCATGAGCAGACTCAAACACAGCAGCACTTCCAAAACTAATACTGTTATCTGAAGGATCTACTGTGCCAACGATAGCTTTTCCATAAGCACTGTCACCACCATCTCTATATGCAATAACAACTTTATTAGAGTTAGAGTCAAAAGTAGCTCCTATATACTCTGTGTTACCCTGCTCAAACTCTACAGCAGTGCCATATGATATACTGGTTCCTGATACTGTGCCTACACGCGCCTCACCTTTTGAGTTGTCACCATTTCTATAGATAATAACACTTCTATCACTATTACTATCATATACCACTTGAATAAAGTTTGCAGCAGACGTAGTAAACTCTGTTTCAGATCCAAGTGATTGTGCCGTAGCACTAACTACACTCACAGTACCTGCACTATTGACCACAACAGGCTTACCGTTAGCTATCGTGCCCGATCCGATTGCTCTGTATTTACCTTTCTCTGTTGGCGGCACTGTACGCATATCTAGCCTTTCACCAATAATTTAGTAGCAGTAACCGCTGTTCCTGCTGTTACAGAGGGGGTATCTGCAGTAAGGGCGATTGTGCCATCTGTTTGAACAAAATACGTTTGTCCTGCGGTCAACCCTGTTTGATTTTCGTCTAATGCACCTTGAGTATTTACAAGAACTTTAGCACCGTCTGCTGCTGCATGTGCTGATGTACCTATGAAGTTCTCTGTGGTGAGGTTAGATTCATTAAATGCTAAAGCTACAACGCTGCCTCTAGAGTTTATGGTGCTAGAATCATTTCCAGATTCTCCATAAATAACTAAATGTCTTTTATTAGTCGTGTCATAAGCAACTCTACTTAATCTAGTTGGATTAGTTGTAAATATATTAACACTGGAAAAACTTATATCTGTTCCGCTAACAGTGCCAATATGCCCGACACATGCTGAAAGTGTAGTAGTAGTATCATTGGCAACTGCTCTGTCACTTAAAACTATAAGTGTTTTATTAGCATCAGGATTATATGAAGCACCTGCAAAAGAGGTGTTTCCAGAGGAAGCATTGCTTATTTCAACAGGAGTGCCATAGGATACATTTGTACCACTAATTGTTGCAACAACTACATCTATAATACCATTACCACTTTCTGGATAACATACAACAAACTTACCTGCTGTTGAGTCAAAAGTCAGTGCGTAAGAAGAAGCACTTCCAGCACTGTTAGATATAGAGTTTTCACTTCCAAAACTTATAGATGTTCCTGACACTGTGCCTACTATACAAGTAGGTCTATTACTATTAGCATTATCTCTGTAAAGAACTAAAACTTTATTATTAGATGTATCAAAATCACATTGAGTGTGTTGAACATTACCTGAGTTAAAAACTGTCTCAGATCCAAAAGTTATATCTGTGCCTGATACAGTTCCGACTATAGCAGTTCCGTAATCGCTGTTAGCCTCATCTCTATAACTAATAACTACTTTATTATTACTACTATCAAAGCAAGTACCAAAGTTTTCACAAGCACCGTTGTTAAAAGTTACAACACTTCCAAAACTTACAGAGGTTCCACTAATAGTTCCTACTACTGCCTTTCCTTTGCCACTATCTCCACCATCTTTGTAGGCAACAACCATTTTATTATTTGAACTATCAAATGTAACAGAAATATCTCTTGTAGAAGCAGAGTTAAAAACAACCCCTGTGCCATAACTTACTGAATTATCGCTAGGATCAACAGTAGCAACTATTGCTGTTCCATAATCACTGTTATCATCATCTGTATATGTTATTAAAAACTTATTATTAGATGTATCAAATGCTAATTCTTGCAGATTTGCTATTTCTAACCCAGCAGTATCGTATACTACACTTGTTCCTACAGCCTGTGTTACAGAGGTTGCAGCATCACTTATTACACTTACAGCACCATCAGTATTAACAATAACAGGTTTTCCAGCAGCAGATATTGCACCACTGGCAGTAGCGGTTATTTCCCTAGGTAATAGAGGATTATTACCGATTACACGCATAAGCTATCTTACTCTTCTTCTCTTGGATCAACAAAATCCTCGTTTGCAGACCATGTAGTACCGTCAAACTTATACTTGTTGCCGTACCAATCTGAAGGTGCGTTATCTACATCTTCATGTAACGTTGCATTGCCACTGTTAAGATCACCTATAATAAAATCTACAGGGTCATTACCTACAGTGATTTTATCAGAAGCCATACTGACTGCTTTATCATCAGCGAGTAAGTATTTTGATAGTTTAGTTGAGTTTTCTATTATTGTTTTTGCCATAATTTATCCTTTCACAATTAAATCAGTAGTTCCTATGGCTGTTCCAGCAACAACAGAGGGAGAATCTGCAGTTTCTTTTACTGTTCCATCTGTTTGTATAAAATATTGTTGTCCTATAGTAAGGTTTGATAATGTTCCAGCAGGTGCTAGTACAATACCTTTACCCTTGTTGCTGTCTGAGTCATCTCTAAAAAATATGACAGATCTATTTTCATTACTATCAAAGGTAGCTGATGTATATTGAGTTGTTCCTGCATTGAATACAGCAGCAGTATCAAAACTAATAGATGTTCCAGAAACTGTTCCTAAAATGTAAGTACCATAATTACTGTTACCACCATCAAAATATGCAATAACAACTTTACCTACGTTGCTATCAAAAGTAATTGCTTGATCATCTACATCACCTTGTTCGTACACAACTGCCGATCCAAAACTGATAGATGTTCCAGAAACAGTGCCAACAATCGCTGTTCCTTTACCACTATTACCGTTATCTCTGTAAGCAATTACCACTTTGTTATTTGTGCTATCAAATGCAATAACTGTTTGTAATGATGTAGCACTTTCAAAAACAACTTCTGAACCAAAGCTAATAGATGTGCCACTTACAGTTCCTACTATTGCTGTGCCATAGTTACTATTTGCACTATCAGTATAGCAAATAACTATCCTATTGTTGCTACTATCAAATGCGACTTTACAACCTGACGTTTCACCACTGTTGAAAGTTACTACACTTCCAAAACTTATAGAAGTGCCTGATACTGTACCCACTATTGCTCTTCCGTGAGTACTAGCACCACTTTGACTCACACTGTCTCTATAAACTATTACGGCTCTGTTTTCATTGCTATCAAAAGCTAAATCTAAAAAGTTTATACCGTTACCACTATTACCCGAATCAAAAACGACAGCAGTTCCAAAACTTATAGAAGTGCCTGATATTGTTCCTACTATTGCATGACCATCTTCACTGCCGTCACGATAACCAATTATAACTTTGTTATTACTACTATCAAAATCAACTCCAAATGTTCCACTTGTTGTACTTTCAAAAACTGTTGGAGTACCAAAGGTTATAGTTGTTCCACTTACTGAACCAACACAAGCTGTTCCGTAAGATGAGTTTGTTGAATCTTGATATACTATGATTACTCTATTATTAGAACTATCAAACGCTGCTGCTGTACCGTAACCACCTTCACCCACTGCATCACTTTCAAAAACAGTTTCTGATCCAAGCACATCAGAAGTATTAGGTATCTGTATACCTCTAGCTATATTATTAGCACTTTGTATTGTGGCTACTGCACCATCTGCAACAGCATCTTTTGCAAATCCTATAAAGTTTTCTGAGGTGAGACTATTGACATTATATGTAGCAGCACTTGCAAGTACTCTAGCTTTACCATAGTTACTTTCACCTGAGTCTTGATATATCAATACAGTTCGTTTTAAGTTTGAATCAAATATAGCTGCATTATAATCTGTGGAACCATCTGTATCTGCAACGGCTGCACTACCAAACGTAACGCTAGTTCCACTTATAGTAGCTTCTATGTATTTTATATCTGTACCACTACCTTCATCATAAAGTATTACAAACGTACCTGACGCATCATTAAAAACCATAGCAGGAGTTTGTGTCTGTGAACTATTCCAATCATTTTTAGTTCCAAAACTTAAAGTAGTACCTGATACTGTTGCTACTATTCCTGTTCCTCTACCAGAACTGGCTGATTGTCTAAAAGCTACTAGAAACTTATTATTAGTCGTATCAAACGCTATGTCGCTTTTTTGAACTTCAGAAGACTCATAAACAACAGGTGTTTGTGATGAAACTGTACCATCAGATGCAACCTGTAATACACAACCTTCTCCATATTGACTATTAGAATAGTTCACAAACACAGCTACATGGGTGTTACTGCTACTGTCAAATGCAGATTTAAGATAATACACTTGATCAGTTTCAAATCGATGTGCCGATCCAAAAGATATATCTGTGCCACTAACTGTACCTGCAATACCATAGCCATCTTTAATATTATCTGAATAGGCAATAAGAACTTTATTTACGTTAGTATCAAAACTAATAGATATGTAACTAGTGCCATTAGAATTACTAAAAAAAGATGTTGCGCTTCCAAAACTAATAGATGTTCCGCTTACCGTTCCTACTATTGCTTGACCATGACCACCACTACCGTAGTTTCTATATGCAATAACAACTTTATTATTACTGCTATCAAAAGTTGAATCTATTTGATCTGTACCAGCACTGTTAAATACTACTGCTGTACCAAAAGATATACTATTATCACTGTCATCTATTGTGCCTACTATAGCTGTGCCATAACTGCTATTACCACTGTCTACATAAGTAATAACAACTTTATTGCTATTACTATCAAATGCACCTCCTTCTGGTCTTGCTTCGGCTGACTCAAACGTAACTTCTGAACCAATACCTGCTGATATAGTTGTAGAGGTAGGACCAGCAAACTTAACCGTACCATCAGTATTAACTACAACTGGCTTACCTGCCGTTATAGCACCATCAGCAGTTGCTACTACCTCTGAGTCAGAAGCTATGTTACCAACAACCCTCATTTACATCCCTTACGACAGTTCTTCGTATGTAATCGTGTAGGTCAAATCATTAGCTGCACTTGCAGTAACACCAAGAGATGTGTCTTCTTCTAAGTACATTCCAACATCTTTATCTATTGCTATTAAAAATGAGTTAGGTGCTACAGATACTGCATTTGCATACACAACTGCTGTACCTCCTATATCATCTTGTGGATATATGCCTATTGTTATTGTAGCTGCTGCTGAAGCATCTACATTTGATATAACCAAACTGTTTACTTTCATAACTTTACCAGAAGAAGCAGGGTTATTTAAAGCATTAGTAGCTGCTGTAGATGAAAGTAAAGCTGTATCTGTCTTTGCCGTAATAGTAGCGACATTGACAATATTAGGTGCTGCCATTTTTTATATCCTCTCTGTTAACCGAAAACCATAGCCATTGCAATCGCTTTTCCTGTGCTTGCTTTACTGGTCACCGCATTTATTTCTGTTGCTGTAACAGTAACTAGAGTAGAACCTAATACTAATCCATTACTACCATCATGCGAAGCAATAGTAAAATTGTTTGTACCATCAGCTATGGTTGCATTTCCGCTAAATGTGGAATTTCCTGTTATAAGAAGAGTGTCTGTCCCATCTTCATCATACTCTATACTTACATCTTGATCATTACCGAATTTAATTTTCTTATCATCTGCAATGTAAACATCACCCCACTCTAAAGAAGTTGTTCCTATATCAGCTCCCCCAGAAGCATCAGGCACAAGAGCAGTTGAAGCAGTAATAGTTGTTCCAGAAATAGTGCTTGCACCTGTAATAGCTCCTGCAACATCAAACGTCCCTGCAACACTTAAATCGGTAAAAGCATCGTAAACAATACCACTAGCACCACCACCATCTGTAACAACTACCTTTACTTTGCCATTGGGAATAGTAACTGTCGCTCCACTGCCTTGTTTAATAATCGTAGAGTAAGGGCCACTAGAACCTGAATCTGTGGTAGCATTTTCAATTATCCATATTTTAGAAACAGTGTTTGGGGCAAGAGTAACTGTACAGTTTTGTCCTAATGCACCAGTAAGTTTAAGATAAAAGGATCTAACACCGTCAGAAATCGCATCTGCCATTGTAATCGTAGCTGTAGAAGCATCACTTAATGCTTCCGTGCCATAACCAAAAGCCTCACCTATCAGCTCTAAATTTGTGTTTGTTGCAGTTCCCCACGTTCCTGAACGCTCACCAGAACCTATCTCTTCTAACCGTAAATTATTTACATATGTACTCATTTTAACTCCTTATGCCGCTATTTCTTGCCAATTAGGATCTTGGTCTGGTACATTCAGCCCCCAAACAAAACCAACACCCACAACACCGACTGCACCTGCGCTTGTGACATTTACAATATTTGCATCGCCAATCACAGTTACACCATTTACCAGACCTGTCATAGTGAGATCTGCAGTAGAAACTACAAAAGAAGTATCTGCACCTGAAATTTGAACGGAACCTACGCCACCTGTGCTTGGGATTCCAGTGATTGTAACTGCTGTGCCTCCTGCAGCTGCAACGGCTGTGGTTGCTCCAGTAGCGATAGGTACTATAGAGGAAGTGAAAATATTTGCTGTTCCACCCATACCACTATGATTAGAACAATAATAATATAATGTATCAGGTGCATCAAAAGGAACTACAAAAGTAACTGTTGCACCACCCGAACCAGCAGAACCCGAAACTGTTACTCCTGATGTATAAGCAGAACCACCCCCATGCGTCCCATCAGAAGTTGTAGAAAACTGTAGTGGGTGACCACTAACAGAACTATCTGAAACGTCAAAAACGTATGTTGCTCCTCTAGCTAAATAAAGTGTAGCTTGTTGAGTGCCATCAATAACATATTTATTACCGCTTCCTGTTGAAACAACTGTGACGGTTTTAGCTGTATCTAAATCAGCACCCCACGATTGCTCGTTCCACGCCTGACTGAGACTTCCCCAACCTGTAAATGGAACAACTATATCTGTCATTTAAGCAATCCGTATTATCGCATTTGAAGCATCTGCTGTAGGAAACACAATAGTAAAATCCCCTGCACTAGCTGCTTTATCCGAACTAAAATCTAAAACAAGGACTGTTGGATTACTCACAGAAGTAGATGTTGTATTAGGGGTTGTATTATAAATCAAAGCTCCCCTGACATTAGATATTGTAACGGTGGAAAAAACTAAATCATCAAAATCTACAATAGCTGTTGTCCCTGTAGTAGAAGGGTCTACTGAATTTAATGTTCCTCCCCCTGCAGAGTAATTAGTTCCAGTGACTTCATTACTGGTGGTGTAAGCTGTTGTTGCTGCCGTAAACGAGGCACTGTTAGTATACAATGCTAATTTAAATGTATCACCTGAAGCAGATGTATCAAAATCGTGTACGCCGAAGAGTAACTCTTTTTTAAAAGAGGTACACATAAAATTCCCACTAAACGCCATATTAGAGTCTCCTTATCAGTTCAGCTAGTTCTGGGTGTCCTGCGTCTACTAAAGCGTTAAAAACTGTCGTTCTATCACTTTGTACAGCTTGTTTCATGTAAGAGGCAATCACTTTTTCAATATGTGCAGCAAAGGCATGGGCTTGATCTCGTATTGCAGGTTCTGCTTTATCAGAAACATAAACGAGTTTTTTTACACATCTTGCAGCTATTTCTTCGGGGCTTGCACCTCTATTATTAGTCGTATGCACCTCAACTTGAAAGTCGCTTGGTAAACTTAGAGTATCTGTAAACATTACGTTCTTTCTTTCTTAATATAACCTGCAGAATAATCATCTGTAACTTCTAATGCCTCGCCTAAATTTTTCAAGCGATTGATTGCTTCCCCATACCGTTGGTTGTACATATTCATTACATCTTGCTCACCTTTCATAAAAAGGTAGCACTCAGCAAGTGAGGCATACAAAAGAGCTACCTCAGCATTTTCACTTAACCAACTATTTGTTGTATCTGCACCAACGGCAGTGATTACAGCAGTCGCACCACTTGTACCGCCAGTGATAGTTTCACCAACAGTATAATTTTGACTTGGTATGCCAACGGTCAAACTGGTGGCACTTTCAACAACCCCTATAGTTGAACTTTGTCCGCTTGTACCGCCAGTAATAGTTTCACCAACAACAAATGTCCCTGATACTGTACTCAGGGTTAAAAGATATAAACTTTGCGTTAAGCTGGTAGGTCTATGAAAATAACTTAGACTAACTGTATATGTCGCGTCGGGGGTGGGAGCTAGAATAAAATAGTTAGCATCAAATTGTCCATAGTATTTCGGGGTGCCTGTTGCCGAAGCATTAGGATTGTATGATTGCACAAACTCAAGTTCTTTAAATTGTAAATACTCATACAAGCTATTATTCGTAATACTTAGTGAGTGAGGTGATAAAAAATCACTAGGAACAGCTAGGTACTCACTTCCTAACAAAAGTGTTCCCGTCACATTTTTTTGAAATACGTTTAATTGAGTTGATTTTAAAATACGCTCTTCTGCTAAACGAATAAACATATCCATAGAATTTAAGAAAACTGTTTCTGTGTTTTGCGTGTAGTTTTTAATAGCGTCTTTGAGAGTGCTGTATGTAAAACTCATGATACGACAACCTCCACTCTACCAATAGAAGTGATTGCATGTGTGGAAGCATTAGACAAAACAGGAAATGTTCTCTGCCCAACAAAAATATCTAACCCCTCAGCTCTATCTGGCCTTGGGTCAAATAAGGCCTCTGGTTCAAAAGGAGGCGGAGGAGGCTCTAGTTGTGGGTGTTTAGGCTCAAAACAATCTGTACAAACTTTTAATCCATTCCACTCTTTCTGCAAAGAAATGTATGGGAACTCAAACCCACACCTGTCACAAATCGCTCTTGCGTATTTTCCAGAAGCATACTTCATCTTATAAACGTATAATAATCACGGCTTGGGGTTAAACTTAAACTTGCTCTATCTCTATCTTCAGCTGCTGCTCGCTCAAACTCTTCTTCATATACTGCTTTCAAAAGCTGTGTTCTTTGTGGAGCGCGTTTTAAAGAAATGTAATACGCCAACCCTGCAGATAAACAAGGGTAAAACCTGAATGGCACATCTACTGTGTTTTGTGGATTATCAACATCATCAATACGAGTTAATTTATCATAAACTAATGTGTACGTATTATTATCGGGAGTAGGCCAGAGTTTTATTTCAGGGGTAATTAATCTATCTACATAAAATTGCGTCGGACGTGAGGTACTGTTTTTATTTGCAATATTAATATACGCATCTCTACTAATCCTACTTATAGCAACATCTGTTTGACCTGAGCCTGTTCCAGTTCTTATTACTGCAGATAATACATCAATAGTAGATTGTATTGGCACTAATGAAACAGCAGAAGAAACTGTGGTGGTAGCTGAACTTGTACCACCTGTTATTGTTTCTGATGCTGAAAAAGTTCCCTCTGGCACTGTAATATCTATAGCGGTAGAAGAGCGGATGCTAGTTATACTTGCCGTAGCTCCGCTCGTACCACCTGTTATAGTTTCTCCTACCGAAAATGAACCACTGGCTGCAACTGTCATAGTTAATGTTCCAGCAGGGTATATAGCTATACCTGAAGCTAGAGGTAACGTAGCTTGCTCTATTGTCCATCTATTCAGACCACGATTAGCCCAATCAGCAAACAATAAATTTAAAGATCTACGCGCACTCGTAAGATCATAACCTGTACGCACTTCGAGGCCACACCTTTCAAATGCTTCCTCGACGTACTCAGCTACATCAAGTTCAAAATCAGTAGAACCAGAAACTGCCATTAATTACACCTTAACTGTAAGGGCCTTTGATGACTACTTTACCGCCTTTAGCCATCTTTTTTACACGACCTCCACGGCTCATTTTCTTTGGCATAGAAACTTTACCGCCTCTACTCATTTTCTTTGGCATAGAGACTTTACCGCCTCTGCTCATTTTCTTTGGCATAGATACTTTACCGCCACGCTTCATTTTTTTAGGCATAGATACTTTACCGCCCATACTCATTTTCTTTGGTTTTTTCACTTCTCCGCCCTCTCTTTTTTTGATTGGTTTTTTCTTCGGTTTAGGTGGTGGGTCTTTTTTAACAGGCCCATTTCTTCTAGACTGTTTGTCTAAATATTCATACGTTTCACGATCTTCTTCTCTGTTTCTTTTACGAAACCTCGCCTCTTTAGCATCTTTAGGCTTTGGTGGTTTTTTTGCCATTATGTCCTCCTTCTGATGGCTGCAAATGCACCTTTTTTAGGGGCGCCCTTTTGTCCAACCTTACGCATTTTTTCACCACTTCCTGCAGCGATACGTTTTCTTTTTGCGTTGAGATTAGCATAAAGTCCAGGAGGTTTTTTCCTGCCTACTTTTCTAATTTGTTTTGACATTTGACTCCTCGATATTGCCATGATCTATATCACCATGCCTTACAAGACCAATATCGCGCACTAAATTTATCTTTAGCTGTGGCACAATTATGTCTTGCTCGGAATGATTTTCTTCTAGCAGGCTGGTCTTTTTTAATACTCATGTTTGGGTCACCAAACCGTACTAATTTGACTTCATTACCTTTTTTAGCTAAAACAGCAGATTTTTTTGGCCCATTTGGGGTCTTTTTTGGTTTATTATACCCCGAAAAAGTCATACCACGGTAGGTAAGCCTACCAGATGGGCTTCTTTTGACATCTTTTGTTGTAGCCATTGTAATCCCTACGCATAGAATATCGTCATTGCAGTGATGTTTGTTGCGGTAGCAACATGGATATCGTCAGTAAACAGCACACCCTCATCTGGAATATTTACAGAGTGTGTTTGGCTTGCCGTAAAATCTAAATCAAGAAGGGTTGAACCTCCATTGCCATCAGAAAAAGTTAGCCGACCTGCTGTTCCTCCTACCAAAACCTGAACCTGACGCAACCGAGCGCGACCAGTAGAGGCCGCGCCTGTGCCTGTCAAGCGTTTGGCTTGTACATCTGAGTTTGCCATACGGAACTCTCCTTACGATGCGTCGGAGGAGCTAGAGATACCGAAAAATTTCAAAACAATTACTGTATCCCCTCCTGGATCACCAGAAACTACTATCTCAACTTCATCGGGGGTAGCACCACTTGCTGATGTCGTAAATCCTGACATGCCAAGAACACCATTACAACCAAAAAAGCCTTTAAAACCAGTAGAGTTTACTGCGGCAGAGATACCATCTACAAAACCATCTGTATCAGCATCTGTGCCAATATCAACTAAATTTACAGCGTTTGCCGCTGCTGTGGTTACGGCAACAGTAACTCCCATCGGGATAAAATTAGCTGGAATACCAATAGCAGACTCTTTACCTGTGGTATCACCATTAGCAACAGTGATTGTTGCCTCATACGTTTGCAGAGTCATTGTGCTTGTAACGGCACCTGTCGTCGTATTTTTAGTAATATCTGAAAAACCGTTTTCAGAACGCACTGGTCCTGAGAAAGTAGAATTAGCCATATGTTGTCTCCTGTCTTGGCTAGTGTCAACTACACAATGCAGTTGTCAGGGATAAGTAATCGTACACAAAAAAACCCCCTAACACAAGGGGGCAAGATGTTTCACGTGGAACAATTTAAAAATAAAAGAAAAAGGGGGGATTATTCCCCCCTTAATATTAGGCGGCTCCAGGAGAACCAAATACACACCTTGGATCAGAAACGCCAAAGCTGTATCTTTCACGGGCTTTATACCGAGCATTGCCTGTGTCAAAATCACCTTCCATAGATGTTCTGATTGCGCTTCGCTCAAAATGTTTAAAACCGTTAGGAGCATCTGTTTTGATAAAAAACGCATCCGTATCGGTTAGGAAGTGGTTTACTACATAACCTTCTGGGAGCATACCCATATTACGGAGGGCGTTGATATCATTATCTGCTGTGGCTGTACGTAGATTAGAAGCCATCAACCTTTCAGCAACAAACTGAAGAGAAGTTGGAATAATCATCTTACGTCCTTGCAAAGCAATTTTCAACCCACGCTCATCAATAAAAGCAGCAATGTCAATTAATGACTGCTCTAATGATGTTTCGTTTAGGTCAGCTGCTGTTGCCAACTCATTACGGAAGTTTCCTCCGCCGACGGTTGGGTGGTCAGTAGCACAAAGCTCTTTGCCATCTCCGTAAGTAACAGTGCTATCAAACGCATTGTTAAGAACGGCGGCGGCTTTGACTTGCTTTGTATTTGCCATGGAACGAGCTAATGCTCTTGTATAACGAGAACTGAGTCTGTCATAGAGGTTATCCTCTACTGCTTCTTCAGTTATCGCAAACGCAAGAGCGATTGTTTCATGGGTGTAACGAGCAGTATAAGCTTCGTTAGCAGTATCAAATGAGACTGCTTGTCCTTCACCTTTTACTGGTGCGCTACCAAACCCTGATAACATTACCTCTTCTTCAAACGCTCTGTCTGAAGATTCCGTTTCAAAAATTTCGGCATGTTCATTATCATACCGATCGTATTCCAATCCAAAAAGCGCATTGAGTCCTGGCTCAAGTTCTTTAAGGAGTTGCGACCTTGCTATAGCCATATCATATCCTCCTTATATGCCAGTTGTAGCAGTGTGGAATGGGAGGTTTAGTTTGACTAAGGCGATAACACCAGCTGCGGTATAATCAATTCCTTCGACATCTTTAAACCCTACAATCCTGAAATTATCAGTTGCAGTAGTCGCACCTGCTGTTGCGACTGAAAGCTCACCAATAGAAATACCTGCGCTTCCTGTAGTAGAACCGAAGTTGACACCTTCCGCATTTGAATGAATTAGTGCGGTAGCTGTTGCTAAATTAGTTAGCGAAGCATCACACTGAACTTCATACACTTGCATCGGATCGTCATAAACAAAAACTGTTGCTTCTGTTCCAGACTTCAGAGAGGCCGTTCCAGGATAGTTATTATCAAAAGTAGGCGTTCCGTCTAAGGCTGTATATTGACAACCGCCCATAACACCAAGAATCGCTACCGAACCACCGTCTGCCGCGCTCACATCTACAAGACCGTTTGTAAGAGGGATCACCATATCGCCTTGGTATATTGCGCTTGATGAACCTGCTACTCCAGGAATTTGTACTTTATAAGGCGTCAATCCATTGCCGTTCGGTGTAGACCCTATCTTGTTATGTGGACGAAGCCCAAATGGTGAATCTGTATTCGCCATGTGTTTTTCTCCTATAAAAGATTAAGAATCGGATCCTTTTTCGGATCCACCAAAGGTTACACGAGACTGCCTATCAGGTTTACTAATAGGCATCGATGGATGTTGCTCCCTTAACAAATCGTTATCCACAGCTTTCATTTGATCGTCAGTTTTTTCTTTGAAATATGCGTTTCTTTCGCGATTTGTTTCAACAGGGAACCTTGCAAGTATCAGACCGCCTACCCCAATCACTCCGGCATGTTTGCCATCTTGGACTGTAGGGGCTTCAAAATCTGGATACTCATCAGCGCGAACAAGTTCAAAGCCTTCGCGGAGGCGAGCAGAAAGGTTTTTATTATCGTCGTACCCCATAACCGAAGCTCGGATCCAACGATGATGATAGCCTTCTGGGGCTGGTGGTGCGTCTAATTGAGACGGAGGTCGCCAAGGTTTAGCTCGGCTCTGTTTTTCCCTTGTTTGGGAAGTGCGTGGGTTTCTTTCAGACATTAGAGTTCCTCACGAAGTTTGGAGGCGTTGCTTCTGCCTCGCATATTGTTCATAACTTACACCGAGTTTATCTGCAATAGCAACCTCAGATTTTGTAAGTTTGATTTTTTGTTGTTTTGATTTACCAGAATTACGGTTTGCACTAGCAACCGCAGGGCCAGAAGTACGAGTTTGTGGGGTCGCATCTGCAAATTTATGCGGAAACTCAACTCGCATTCTTCTATCAACTTCATTGTAGTACTCATCACTTTGTGGGTCGTAACCCTCATTATCTACAAGTTTTTTATGAATACTAAATGCTGTTAATGTCATAGGCTCATCTGTGCCAAACCAATCATTCCTTGATGCCCATGCGTTTGCTTTAGGGTCAGGGGGTGGAGGCGTACTTGCTGCCTGCTGTTGTTGGTATGGAGTTGGTTGTTGTGGCTGTTGTGGTTGTTGAGTTTGTTGCTCTCTTTGCGTTTTAACTTGAGCTAATCGCTCTGAATGTACACCCAACTCACCAAGTTTGCCTTGTGCCTCTACCTGTGCATCAATATCACCACGATCGATAGCTTCTTTTAATGTAGCTTTCCAAAGCTCTTTTTCAGCCGTAACTCTATTTTCAAACTCTGAAACATATGAGCTATCTAAAGTATTTGCATTTTGGCGGAGATCATCTAGCTCTTTTTTAGTTGCTTTGGCAAATTCAAGTGCTGCTTTTTCACGTCGTTCTGACTCACGCATTTTAGCTGTAAGTTTATTTATACGTTTTTGAACACCCTCACTATATTGCTCTAATTCGTCAGTGCTTTTTTGTTCTGGTTGCTCATCAACAACCTCAGCATCATCTTGTTGCTCCGAGAGGTCTACTTCTACATTTTCCTCTTCCGTGTCCTCTTCAAACTCGATTTCTTGTTGTGCTTCAGCTTCTGCCATTTTTCACTCCGTACTAATAATGTAAAATATCGTCAGGGTCAGTTATACGAGCTAAGATTTCATCATCATTTAAAAGACGAACCTCACCCCCTTCTATTTTAAACCGACTACCTGCATACCGTCCAAAAATAACCCAATCACCTTTTTTGCACCAAGGCTCTGAGTTTTCACCAAACTTATCTGCATCTAGATAAGCGAGAGGTCCTACTTTCAGCACGTAACCACAAACAGTTCCTAATGCTTCTTTTTCTCTAACCTCTGTTGGTAGTAGAATACCGCCATCTGTTTGCTTTTTACCTTGATATGGTAGCAATAAAACTCGCCACCCTGTAGGCTCTGGTAATCTGCTCATAGCAGTATCTGTGATTTTGGAAGGGTCTAAAAAACGATCTTCAGCACGAACGTATGCTTCTTCTAGTACACCTATTTTTTGTTTTGTTTTTGGAGGTTCTTTAGGTTTTTTATCCACATAATGATCGGGGACCAATAGTGTTTTACTCATCATCTTCCACCTTTTCTAGCAGGTCTTTAAGATCCTGTTCTGTTATTGCAAGTTCCGCGAGTTTTGCGCGGAGTTCCTTGAATGCGGTAAAATCTGGTACAGGGCCATGACATATAGCATCTACAACCACATCTTGCCGTTCGCGGATATTCTTCAACATTTTTTCGTATATGTAAAGCTCTGACATTACATTAACTCAAAATGTGGGCCATCTATAAATGGTCGTTTCCCCTCCCCCCTACGAATATCAATATAATTCATCATTGCTTCTTCCATTGTACCTTCCCATGCAGCTATGTTGGCTGTAGTCCAAGCACCGCCCCAACGGACGACGACATTAAGTTCACGAGAAGCCTCGGCCATAGCATCGGCCACTTCGTCGTAAACATTCAATTCCCAAGAAGCACGTCCATCTATATAAGCCATGAGATCTACTGCTCTGCCGTCTAAATGTTTTGATTTCATAGTTTTACTTGCGCCTTTAGCAACTAAAGATTGTTGCTCTTCTATTGTTCTTCTTCCACAAATAACTCCAAAATCAACTGTAGTCACAGTAATTGCTTTTTTTACAACTTTGACTAAAAGGCTGTTTACACCCTCTAATCGTTCATTGCTTCTTGTTGATAACATAAACATTATTTAGAAATCCCCTTGTATTTCTCGAAACTTCTGAGGCCACCCAAACCTAACATCCCCATCAGTACAGGCATCATTTCACCTAGATCAAGTGCAGGTAGCGCGACAAGATAATCTAATTGTGCTAATGTAAAAATCATTATTGGATGCACAACATAATTATATGCCATTGCGACGCCACACGTCCAGCCGATAAACGGTCGCCATCCTGCTACAAAAATATTACGACTTTGTGCCTCGGCTTTGTTAATCTCAAGCTGGCCTTTTGCAAGCTCTTGGGCATGGCGTTCTGCCATCGTAGATATTTCATGAGCAAGTTTATTTTTTTGGTCTTTGTCTTCTATAAATTTATCAAGCAGTCCTGTAACAGGTTGGACTAACGAGCCTAATAAATTTATCATTTTTTATTTGCCCATGTGGTAAATCCCATATATGCACCGCACAAACTAGCAAGAGCAAAATACATAGAACTAATTAAACCACTTAATGCTGTAACCCGAGCCTCTGGTATTACAGGGGTACACATAACGATTGTAATACAAACCATCAAGGCAAAGGCACAAATAGCCATGTACCTCTGCGTTTCTTGTTTATCATGGGCATCACTGGCTTGTTCTTCTTCAATAGAAATTTTGCCATCGCCATCATAATCTTTTGCTGGATTCATCATGCTCTTCTCTTCCCATTTTTACGTTTTCTGCTCCCTAATCCTTTAAAATCTGCACCAGTTATTTTATTTCTCGGTGGGCGGACTGCTGCTATTTTCTTTTGTTTAGGGGATAATTTTTTTACAGCCATTACACACTCCTCTTTTTAGGTCTTGCTCTTCTTATTTGGTTTTTTCCTGCTTTTGCTATAGCTGCTTGTTTTGGTTTACCTCCGTATTTACTGCGCTGTTCTAATACAGTTAATATCTGTATTTTCCTAGCAAAAGGTTTTTTTATCTTTTTTACTTTTGCAACTGTTGCTCTAGCATCGGCAGGAGTAGCATACTTTATCCTGACAGTATCTCTTGGGTTTTCATCAGTGTAAAGTCTTCTGCCACTTTTAGGAGGCTTTTTTCCTGTTCCTACTTTTGGGTCTCGCTTTGCTCTGGACAACCTTACTATATCCTTTTTTCTGGTCTTTTAATATTTTCGTCAGGCTTTTTGCCTGTCCCTTATGTAATCGCGATGCTTTATTCAAGCCTTTTATTACTTTCCGCAACGGTTTAGTATAATGAGGCATCACTCCCCCCTACGTTGTTTTCTTTTTACTTTTACCTAACAAATCTTTATCTGCTTTACGAGCGCCACCTTTACCCGAAACAAAACTTTTTACTCTGCCCATAGCCCACGCATGTTGCGAGGTTTTAGGTCTACTGCCAGAAGAAAAGTATGCACCTAATCCTCTTTTGTAAACTTTATCTAAAGTGCTTTTAGAAAACCTTCCAGCTCCTGGAATAGAACTATACTTACCAGAGCTTTTTTTAGCAGCGGGTTTTTTTGCAGTAGCCATTATGATTTACTCCTTTGTTTATCAATTCGTTCCATCATAGCAGGTGTCAGTTTACCTTGCCTATACAGCTTCGCAGTTCTTTTAATTTCAGCTTCCCTTGCTTTAGGGTTTTTCGCACCTCGCACATATACTTTTGGCACACCCTTTTTAGTCTTAGGTACTTTTTTAAATTTTCTTTTTGCGGGAGCTTTTGCCATTCTTTTTCTTCCTATTATCAGAATACAAATTATCAAATGTAGTAACAGGGTCTAAGTAAGATTCATGGCCCTCTGCAGAATGTACCCATTGCGATGGTGCAAAATTAGGAGCGCCCTCGCCTGTACGCCAAAGAGCTGGACTAGTAGCTCGCACTCTATTATTAGGCAATGCTACAAAATTACCAGTCCACTCACCTGCATCAGTAAGGTAAATTACATGGGATTGTTTATGTTGAGCAGGATCATCTGCTATATCATTACCTGTGTAATCTACAGTAAACATATATTTACCAGTGTAAAACTCGCCATCTATTTTACATATCCACGGTGATGAACTAACACGATCCATAATAACAACACTATGGTCTCTAGATTCACAATCCCAAGGTTGGCATAAATGATCTAACATTGGTTCGGGCCATTCTTGTAAAGGTATATCTGCAACTAATGCTTCTATTGGCATCCTTGCCCACATAGCTCCGCCATGTACATTTTCGCCTGTTTCCTCTAGCTCTTCACAACCTGTAAATACAACCTGAAAACTTAACGACCTATCAGGTATTGTATTTACCGCAAAAGCCACTGCATGGAGATACTCGCCATGATAATCCATATGGTTACAAGTAAACTCCCTCCGCACCCAACAATTAAAGTGCGGAACATTACTAATTAAATAAGGCATAAACCATTAACCTCTAGTGTTTGCATTTCTTTGCAAAGCAATCCTAGCTCTCATTTGTGCAATATCCTCTGTACTGTTTATCCTATCTTGGCCTAATTGAAATTGTTGCTGTTGCCGTTGTTGATCCAAAGCTAACTTCCTCTGGTCTGTTTGCTGGTCAGCCAACATTTCCTGTTCACGCAATGCTAACTCTTGTTGCTTGATCTTGACAAGTGGGTCTTCTTCTTGTGCTGGTGGCATCGATTGCTGGAACTGTGCAATTAATTGTGCTTGCGTTTGAGCAATCATACCCTCTACTTGTTCTGGTGAAACTTGTTGTCCTTGCATTTGTTGCTGTACAACTATCCTAGCTTTTAAACCAAGGTGTTCGTAAATATGTTTTTCAAGTAATATAGCTACAGGTGGTTGCATTTGAGCAACCCTACTATTGATATATGCTAAATGCACTGCGATATGAGCATCGTGGTCTTGTTCTGGGTAAGCTTGTAATTTACCCTGCCCATTAGCCACATTACTCGTTTCCATATTCTCCATTGTTGGATCCATAGGGCGTTGCTCAGGTTCAGGTTTTAATATTTGATCAATATTATTTACACCTAAAGCCTCATACACTCGGTGATATGCTTCATACAAATTGTGCATATCAGGCGCAGCAACCGCTAATTTGAGTTGTTCTTGTGCTAATACAACCCTTTGTGACATACTAAAAATATTTGGGTCACTTACTGGCAGAATATCTATCCTACCATCAAAATCTTGAGCTTTTATTTGTGCATCTGCTCCTGCATTGTATGGATAAGGCCGTGGATCTTGTGCAAACAACGCACCTAACATTTTTAATTCTTGTTTTAATGACGCATGTAATCGTTTATGCACTGCAGAAACTATACGGCTACCTCTTTCAAGTAGCGCAATAGTTGTACCAACAGGCATTTCTTGGTTACCCTGACCAACACCCATATCAGTCGTACCAATAAACCGTTGTGCGGCATCAACAACAAAACCCATTAACTGAAACAGCGTTCCACTAGGCTCTTTATACGGTAATGGCATTAAAGATGCTTTTAAATCACCTCCTGGAACATCAACATCCCTAAATTCTCCTGGATTAAGTGGGCTTTGCTCATCTGCAATCCGCAAACCACGAGCTTTAAATCCTGCTGGCATATTTGCCAATGTGCCAGAGTCAATTAACTGGCGTAAATTAGCTGTTGCTGTTCTAGATAAATTACCAAGCAGATGTATTAGACCAAAACCGTAAAAACCTAATCCTGGAGTAAATTTATATTGCACAAAATGCTGAATTTTATCTTTATTTGGGTCATTTTGTAAGTAATTACGCCTAATTGACAATACTTCGCCTGTATCTTTACATACTGTTACGATATATGGCAGTTTTAACCCTGTACTTTCGCCATCATCACCCTTATCTGTGTACTCTTCTAGGTCTAAGAAACAATGACATTCAAGTAATGTAAATTGTTCATCATTATATGCAGGGCTTACACCCTCAATATCATCATAAGCTGTCTGCACATCATCTGTTTCTGGCGATGCACTGCTCTCACTATCCATTTCCATGTAAAAACCAGATAATTGTAGCTTTTTTAACTCATTTTTTGACATTTTTATCACATGAGTTATCCGCTCTGCAGATTGTAGATCTGTAGCAATGTACGGAACAATCACATCTTCAGCTGGCACAAACTTACTTACTGGCCTATCTAGCATTTCATCGCGGTAAATTTTCTTAAATGCACTCCCTGCTAACCCTAAGTAATACAACATCTGGTCAAACTCAGGTTCATACTCTTCCATCTCATACATTATTTGATAATTCATGTATGTTTGTACTCGTTGGGCTTGTTGTTCTGTTTCTGGTGTTGGCACTCCAATAATATTTGCTCGTACTGGCCCTTGGCTTGGCAACATTTCTTTATACGCTGATGCCTGAAACTGTGTAACAGCCTCATTTAATAATGGATGTATTACACCAGTAGCACCCTCAAACGGCTCAGTACGTGTTTCATACCGCATACCAAGCAAATCTAATCCTTTAATATAAGTATCTTCCCAATCACTACGGCTACTTTTATCTTCTTCTACTGTAGATGTAACATAACTCGCAACTTCAGCTAATGTGGTATCTTTTAAACCTTCCGCTAAATTATCGTAAAAATTTGCAGGCTCCTCACCAAATACCTGCTCATCCATACCTGCGGTTATTTCTACACCGCCATCATCATCTTCTACGATTTCTATCTCACCTTGGAAAAAATCATTCTCTTGGTCCAGCAAATCCTCTTCTTCAAAACTTAAATCAGAAACTGGTGCCTGTATTAAAGCGCGATCTACATTGTTTGCTTTAGGAGATAATGCCATTAATAGTAACTCCTTACTCTTGGGGGTGCCTCTTCATCTTCATAATCTTCTGGGTGCTGTATAAAACCACCCTCTCTAAATCTTCGCAACGCCTGTGTTACCGTATCAACATAATCATCATGCTCTCCAGCAGGAAACGCCGCACACTCCTCAATCACCTCTTCCGACCAACGAGTATCTGGCGCCCATACTAATCCTGATTCGAGTAATGGTGCAATAGAATTTACTCGCGTATATTTATCATTACCTCTAGAAGGACTATAATTCTGCACCGGAATACCCATATTCCGCAACTCTTGTGTTAATGGCATACCCGAAGCTTTTGCCTCAATTAAAACACATTCCGGATCCCAATACTTATATTCCTCTAATGCTTTACGTCGTAACTCAGGAAAATCCCACCTACCCCTCTGGGCATCAACAAGTAATATATTTGCTGGCGCTCCATCATACGGATAAAATACTCCCCACGTTGTTATAGCACTGTAATCCGCTGACTCCTTTTTACTATAAGCTGTATCATAAGATTGCATTACATAATCTAAATGCGGTATCTCCTCTTTCTCCCACTCCTGCCACCAATCACGTTTAAGTATCGCAGCTCCCTCACTCGTCGGGTTTTGCTGCCACTGCGCTTCCCACTTACCTACCGATAAACTTCCCTTAACCGCTAATAAATCTTCCTTCTTCCAATACTCAGGCCATAATGGTTCATTCGACTCTGGCATTAATGCTGGAAACTCTACAACTTCCCACTTATCTGCTAATATATCTCGCGCCTGCTGACGTAACAGCTTACCTGTTAAATCATTCTCAGCCCAACGAGTCATAATAATTACTATACTCCCTCCAGGCTGTAATCGTTGACGGGGGCCAGATGTATACCACTCATAAGCATGTTCTAATGCTGTAGGCGATAACGCATCTTGTTCAGAATGAGGGTCATCAATAATTAATAAATCCGCACCACGGCCCGTCACCGCTCCACCAACTCCAGCCGCAAAATATTCACCACCCTTTGATGTCTCCCATCTACCAGCAGCTTGGCTATCTGCTCGTAACTCAACATCAAATATACCTCGATACTCATCAGTATTCATTAAATTTCTTGTTTTACGTCCAAACCTAAATGCCAACTCTGCCGTATGCGTTGTCTGCATAATCTTTAATGTTGGCTTCCTGCCCATTAACCACGAAGGCAATAAATAACTACCAAACTCACTCTTCGTATGTCGGGGGGGCATATTCACAATTAACCGTTTTAAATCACCAGAAGCTAATCGGTTAAACTTCTCTGCCATTATTCCATGGTGGCGTCCATTTACAAACTCAGGCCATACCATCTGGCAATACGTCATAAAATCACTACGCGCTGACTCCGCCTTAGTTAAATAACTCGCTCGGTCTAATAATGTAGCAAACTTCTTTAAATGTTCCTCGGGAACATGCTCCAACTCACTAACCATATTTTCTTATATATCGAAAATTTTTCAAGGACAATGAACCTATAATCAATACTAACAAAAAGGGGGGGTAAGTCAACGAACTTGACTTTCTGGTAATATGTTTTTGGATAATGTTGAATCGTGCAAAACAGGGTAAATGGTGCTACGTATACCACCATTTTTGTCTCAGGGGGGCCGCAAAAGTTGGCACGGTTTTTGCCCAGCTAAAATTTGGGGGTACCTTGGCAAAAATGGGGGGCAATTTTGCCCCCCACAAAAACCATTAGGCTTTTACAGTTTGCGGCTGTACAACAAGCTGTACTTGCGGCACGCCCCAAGTATTTGCGTTACGGCTAAAACCGCCGTTAAGCAATGCCAACAAAACTATTGGCTTGGTTGCGCTTTGCCCACCGCTGGGTATACCAAGCGCCCCCTTGCTTTTGCAAGCGTTTAACCAAGCGCCTAAAGTAAGCTGGCCATTTAACGCATGCCATAACATTGTTTGGCGTACGCCGTATTGCTGGGCGTTAAAACCGCCAAGCGTTTTGCATGGGGCCTTGCCACCTTTGCCCATTGTAAAGCTGGCAAACGTAACACCCTTACATGGCACTATGGCAACATTGTTAGCATTGCCCCCTGCCTTGGTATTAATAAACGTTTGTACAGCGGCATAGTTAAACGCGCCAGTACTAGTTAACAATGGGCCTTTTAAAACCGCACCAGTTGTTACTTGGTTAGTAGCCTTTGCTACTTGTGTGTTTGCTTTTACCATTTTTTTAAACCCTTTTTAATGGTGGGGCGCTAACCCCGTTGTGGCGTTGTTGCCATGGTTATTAATATAATGTATTGCACATTATATGTAAACCCCCATATTGCATTTTTTTAAACTTTTTTATCACGGCATTTTTGGCCTTTGCCCACGACAAGATTTGACTTGACTTGACTTGACGTGATATATGTATACATGCCTATATCAATAACGATCGTACACGCTCACGCTCTCTCTCGTCGTAATCTTAATCTCAACTATAATCATAAAACATTGCCAATAAACAAACGACAATAAGACAAATCACAAATACCATTGGTCAATACCTTTGCTAGTTAAACAATGGTTACTGTATACACTGCCACAATGGTCAGTTGTTGTCGTTTGTTGTATTTTTTGCTCTCGTCAATTATTGATCGTCCCCGATCAAGGTTGATCAATAACGATCAATATTGATCAATATATATATCATCATCAATCATTATCTATTGTTCTCTCTCTGTCGTAATCGTCTCTCCGTCGTAATCTTGATTTGATTTGAGATGAGACGATGATGATAGAATATGATTGATGACGCCATGCCAATCAAACGGAGAACCACAACACCAGTCAGGTTCTAATGGTGCATGGCCCTTAGTCTCTCCCATCTTAATCGCTCTTTCTCCTCCAAATATATTTAGGGTAGAGGACGAAGGATGATGAACCAAGTTGTAAACTTGACCTTTATTCATAAAATATCTGGTTTGCCACGCAATTTGATGCGGACGCAGTGCAATACTTTTTAGTGACTTTAACCTGTGGACTTTAAGTTCAAGCCAAAAACTTGTTCCATCAATTATACCATGTAGGTCGGGTATCCCTGGAGTCGCCCAAGACTCTAAGCGTGTCCAAAACACGCCTAGGTCTTGAGTCCCCTCCCTTAACTTATGCCAAAGTTTGCTCTCTGGCTTGCTAGTCATGGCTTGCACCTACCCTTGCTGACTCTACCAATTTGGCACAGTCAGGACATTCCATAACATGGCTACGCAATGGTGATGCTTGGCGTCCATACGTAACGTAACGTATAAGGTCAGCACCACATAAAGCACCATTTTCAGCATACACATCCACAGACCTATACACGCTCAACTTTAACTGCGTCTCTGCATAGTAATAATGCACGACTCCACTGGGATTTACATGGGGAAATACCCCCTCCGCTATGCCACGGTTACTATCAAAAAACGCATCATGTTCAATAGGTCTATTAATCATTTGTCTAACCCTTTCTCGGTTAATTGTTACTATAGTTATAATAGCCTTGGGAGGTACAAAGAGTAAGTGTTTTTATATCTTATTTTGTCTTGTCTTCAACCTGTCCTTCTATTACCACATTGCCATCAGCAACAGCGGCAAGAGCAGGGAACTCTTTTTGTAGCTTCTGTATTTCTTTCATTACTTGCTCTTTATCCATCTGGTCTATTTTTCCATGGAGTATTTCTTTACGATCAATGTAGAGGCCTGCGGCTTGTCCTCGTGATTTTTCAGCGGCAACAGCTGCGGCGAAGTTACCGCCAGTCATAGCTGCATCACGTATTTCTGCTAACTTTTTAACGTGGCCCTCAAAAGTGACTTCATACTTTTTAGCAAGTTCACTTTTAAGTTCACCTATCCTCGCTACTACGTGTGGGTAGCGTTGACCATTTAGCAGTTGTGATGCTATCGCATGTGCCGACTTTACAGAGTACCCTGCCCTGACTGCGGCCTCTGTTTGGCTAATATCCTCACATACATATAATCTTGCAAACTCTTCTTGTTTAGGTGTGATGTTCTTTTCTGTTCGTGGGTTAGCTACTATTTCAAGTTTTGGTTTATGAGTAGCTTTGGCTAAAACCATGTA